TCAACGTCCCGCCGTTTGGGATAATGCGTATCTGAAGGATCGTGCAGCGTCAGTGATGAGAACAACCGTTTTGTCCACGTTGTCTATTGCTTCTTGTGGCAAATTGTTACCATACACAGCATCAACGCCAGCAATGTTTGCTTGACTTAATAGCGTCACTGCGTCATCAACTGCACTCATTTGTCTCCACCACCATTCAGTTTGGCAATAATTTTTTTGTATTCTTCAGCTTCGGCCGCAAACACAGCATCCTTGGCATCAGTGCGGGCATTATCTACAAAATGGTCACCATGTATCTTTTTAGTACCATCATTCAGAAATCTTGCAATGAAAGCCTTGCTGCCAAAGCCAGCGGTTGATTTCCCATTGTGATCATGGTCAACATCACCAGTGGCAGAGCTAATATCTTCACTCAAATGTCCATATTTGCCGCCGTCACCTTTAGTATCCGGATGTTTTTCCTTTGTGGCTTCTTGCAACTTGTCAGCCAGCACATCCGCACCAGATTTTGTTATTTTTTCCTGGTCTTTAATGCTCAATTGTGCTGCCTTACTCACCTGTTTAAGCCATTCATCAAGTGCTTCGTCCATGTCCATTGCTATGCCCCCTTTGTTATTTTAACAAGGGTCAAATAGTCGTATCGAATGGCATTATTTGAATCATCAGGAGAAACATCAGCAATATCATATACAATGCCATCAATTCTGGCCTGTTGCTGTGCTGTGTTTCTTTCGTCATGACGAACAATGACCGTGACTGAGTTGTCCAAGCGTGTTCCAATTAGTGTATACTGCTGAGTGAGTGTCCTTTTTTGTTGTTTGTAATGCAGTTTGTAAGCTGGTACAAAGCTAGTTATGTTTATACCGGCTCCTGTCTTGTGCGACTGCGAGCTACCAAGTTCAGCAGTATGACTAAAGTCACTTGGTTTAAAACTAGTTACCATTGTTGTCACCACCACTACTAGCCTGTAAGTGTGCCAGCATCATCAGAAGACCTTTAGGCATTCCATTTGCTAATGACCTGTCATAGTATGTAGCCTGTGTGAGCGTTTTGATGGCTGGAATCGTCAAGGTATCACTATCTGGTGCATCGCTTGATCTATTAATGACATTGATTGCAGTGTTTACCAGACTGGTAATTGTTGGCAATTCAGACTCATCAAGGTTTAACTCGGTCATTAAATCACTAGCAATCTTGTTTGGATCTACTATTGTTTCTGTCATTGATACCCCTCCATTCGGCCGCCGCTTAGAATCAAACTATTATGCTTTTTTAGGCGACCAGTTTACTTAGTTATTTGCCAGAAGGAGTAACTGGTGCAGTATAGGTAATGAACTTACCGGCAGCTGTATCAGCAGCTTTAAAGTCTGCCCGCAGTGCTGCCAAAAGTACCTGTTCAAAATTCTCATTACGCTGCCAAGACAGGTTAATGTTGCCCTTAACAGTTTCAACCACAAAGTTTTTAACACTCCCAATGAATGCCTTTGCGTCTCCAGACTTGCCAAGCACATCATCGGCAACAACTACCAGCGGAGCACCGAACAATTGTTTGCCGGATGGAGAAGTGATGGAATCTTGTAACAGGTACCGACCTTCAGCATCCTTCTGCTTATCAATTGCGGCAAAGAATGATTCAGATACAACAAACATTCGGTCAGTGTAGTTGCTCAAGCCAACGTTGAATGCATCCTTAATATCATCAATGCTTTTAGCGGCAACTGGAGTAGCTGTTTGCAAAACTGCACCAATCTTATGCTGTTCAGTTTGGTCCTTAATGTCATTAACGTACTGAGTCAGTAAACTGGTGATATTTGGATAGTCTTGTGTCATTTCAAGGGAAATTGGCAGTGAACCACGCAAAGTCTGAACATCATAATTGACCTGTGTTAAAGAGGCATTTGCAAGTTGAGGGTTGTCAGCTAATTCAGCTGCTGAAACCAGTTGTGCAGACGCTTTAGACAAAACAGGAATCTTGCCAGTTGGTGCAGAAACCTGAACTTTAGTTACATAGCCGCCCAGTTGTGCTGGGTCCTTAGGCTGACTCATAATGTCCAATACTTGGCTAGGCAATACTGCTTCGCCAGCGTTACTATCAAAGCCTGCGGAATCTCTCTTAATTTCGCCGGTCTTCAAAAACTCTTTGAAGTCACGTACTTCTTCATCTTCAACTTTGTCTGCTGTTAAATTCTTTGACATATCTTTTGCTCCATCTCTTTTATTTTCTTGCTTGACATCTTGTTCCGCAGTTACTTCATCTGGTTTGCCATCACGCTTTTCAGTTTCAGCTGTTTCTTGCTTTGGTTTTGCTTCATCCAAAACAACATCCTCTTGGTCGTCTGGATTATCATCATCTGTCTGTGATGGTGCTTGCTGAGCCGCCAATTGTTGGCTGAGTGACTGAATAGCGGATTGAAGTGTAGCAATCATGCTGACTAAATCGCCAGATGTTGGCTGTGTGGTTGTGCCATCGCTTGCCATATCTGGTGTTGGTTGAGCAGTAGTTTCATCGCTTGCCATATCTGGTGTGGCGTCACGCTTTTCTTCCTCAGGCTTGTCAATAACAACCTTTGTTTTTACTTGTGCTTTTAAATCTGATAACTGCTGTTGTAATTGTTCAATTGACCGCTTTTGGTCATCAACAGATTGTTCTTCTTTTTCCTCTGGCTTTTCTGCCATCTTCACAACTTCTTTCTTACTTGATAAAAATTGAGCCAAATCCCGTTGCACTTGCACACTTGTTTCGGTATATGCTGGGATAGGAGTCAGCGACAGTTCAAACACTTGGTCAATTTTGTTAATTGTGTGGATCGTGTTGCCTTGTGAGTTGACTGACCAGCTATCTCCACCAGGAGCAATCTTAAAACCGAACGACATGCCCCTGATATTGCCATTTAGTATGTTTGTGTATGTGTCATGCCCCAACTGTGTGTCTGGTAACTGGGCATTAAAGTGTAAACCATCAGGCTGAATGCTTGTTTGTAATGTTCCAGCGTCTACACGGGCCAAAATGTTAGAAAAATCATGTGCATAAAGCAGCAAAACGTTGCTCAAATCCACACCATTTAGGGCATTTTGGTCAACATATTCGGTAAAATCGCCTTTAATCGATGGCTGATTGAACACTGCCGCAACGCCTGAAATATCCATATTTTGTCCATTTTCAGCCTGATTGTTGCTATTTTCATTGGCTAAGCCCGTTTCAGCTCGAATTTTGACGTCAAATGTACGTATATCTTCATTTTTCACTAAATCACACCCCTTTTTGCCAGCATTTGTTGTGCTTGTAAAGGTGTGATGGCTGGTGTTGTGCCACTTAGCAACTTCTGAATCTGGCTAATAAGTAGATCATTATCAGCATCTACTGCTTGACTTTCATCAATATTCACTGGAATTCCAAATTTGGCTGTCATTTCTGACTCTATTGGCTTTACATAGCGCCGCAAGGTGTTGCTATAAAGGGATTTAGTCATATCTAATGAACTTTGTTGATCACCTTGACCATTCAAATAGCTATCTGGAACACCAAAAACCTTGCCTATCTGTGTCTTGGACCAGTCATTGCTTGTTAGAAACTTGCTTACGTCAGCATTAATTGCTAAATTTTGTACGTCATAAAGTTGGTCAAGCACCATAGGCCGTCCAGCATTGTCACCCGTATTAGCATTTTCAAAAGCTTTTCGTGTCGCTTCTTTTTCTTCTGGTGATAAAGCACCCTCAGCAACTTTAATGACGGTGCTTGGATTAATAGCATTCTTAATAGTTGATAGCGTCAACTTGTTTGCATAGTCTTGAATGTTGACTTGGCTTGCTATTGATTCTAGTGGACTAATACCAATGTATTGCTGACCATTGCTACCACTAGCCATCAATCGAAAGTGAAGCATGTTTGCACTCGGATAATTGATTGTGCCTCTCTCGTCTCCCCAGTTAACTGCATAGCTAATATCTGCACTGCTGTCTGCTAAAGTGACTACTACCTGTGCCGCCGGTGCCATCTCTAGCCTCATAGGAACATTGTTGCTATCTCTTGTAATGGCGATATAGGCGTTTCCCGTAAGCAACATCTGAACTACAGCTGATTGCCAAAAGTTAAACGGAGAAATAAGGTTGTTCGGGTTATTTATCGCCTTGTCAAAGGGTGCAGCCACTTCAAAGCTTGCCGATGCAATATCACTGCTTAGAAGGTTGGTAACAGCATATAAATCAGAATTATTTAAGGCTGTGCTGGCATCAACTAAATGATTGGGCAATACTTGTCCACCACTTATGATGTAACTTGACAGGTTAGTTGATGGTATCGTCATACTTCTTTTCTGCATTCGTTCATATGGATTCCATATACTCATCTACTATCACCTGCCTTAGATGTAGGCGTGAGTAGCCAACCGCAAAAGAGCAATACACTGCCTAACACCAACGTTCCTATGATGCTATTAAAAAGATAGGCACTGGTGACAATAGCAATTAAGCCAGATACAAATAACACTGTTGGCAACAGTTCCTTAAGCATTATCAATTTGCTCACACTCGCACCTCCCACTGATTCTTTGTTTCTTTCATTGTTTTTACCTCTCATATATATAACGTATGAAGTGCGTCATTTTTGACCAATATTGACCTTCAAGTCCAAAAAAATATGTAGACTTTTAAAAGCCTACATTCATCAAAAACTTGTGCCGCTCTTTATCTGACATGCCAGACAAAGGGTCCTTCACCTTTGCTTTCGGATCAAAGTCAGGGTTAACATCACTAAATTCATAAATTGCTCTAGACATGGCATCAATAATGGCATCTACACAGTCAATTTTGCTTGTATATCGTTCCTTATCAACCTTTAAACCAGCACTGTTACCAACAAGAATTGCGTTGGTTAGGCTGTATTGGATAATTGGATCGTCAGAATAATGAATGCGACCCTCTCGCATCAGTCTCTGAAACTCATGGGTAGGCTTATCTAAGTCATGTGCTGTTTGTCGGATAGGCATCATTGGCCACTTGTCGATTTGAACCAACTTATCTAATACATCGCTACTTGCCCATGGGTCATAACAAATGAAACGAACTTGCAACTGATTTTGCTCTATATAATCACCAAGGTATGTGACAACTGAGTCATCATCTATATATCCCCAGCGATTTCTAGCAATATCACAGTATCCTAGCTGTTCCGCCCTGCGATAGTTAATACCGTCTCCTTTTTCCTTGCTATCAATACTTCCTCCAGTATGATTCAGTGGTATCCAGCTGTGTTGTTCTATGTAGTAATGAGTATCCCCATTGGCCTGATATGGATAGACAATAGCTACAGCAGTATCATCGCTAAGTTTTGACAAATCGATTCCGATGTAGCACACGTGACCATTTGTGTTGATTGGCACTTTATCAGCTACTGCATTTTCTATGTCATGGCGGTTCAAAAATCTGTTTTCCTTTACCTGCAACCACATGTTTAGGTTCTTGTTGATGAACTCAGACAAGCTACCATCTGATTTCTTAGTGTCGCGCTCACTAATCATTGAATCAAGCATTGTTTTGCCGGCAACTGGAAGCAGTGGGTTCGACTTTATCCATTTTTCAGGATTATTGACGTCGTCTTCACTGTCCTGACTGTAATTAACCATCAAATTATCGTCTAATTCTCGCTCATTATCCTTTAGCATGGCCTCTCTGATTAATTTCTCAGTGAGATATAGATTTGAAGTGGCGTCTGGATAGGCAGTACTGATGTCCCATGATTGGCTATCAAAGGTCTGCACTTGTCCAGATGTGATTTTCCCATCATTTTCCTTGATTAAACCAATTCTGCCATCATCACCGGCTTCGTCATGAACGCTAAAGGCCAAATGATAGCTATCAAACTGTCCCGATTCATCTGACAAACGCAACAGTTGATTCTGATTAGTATTACTTTTGACAGCATCCTCACCAATCTTAGTCTTGGTTGAACGCATCTGATCCCCAAAGCCCTCACTTTGCAGACGATTAAACGTTGTCTTAATGTACCGCCAGCCCTTCTTACTCTGTTGTGAAACTGGTGCTATGTATGCCATGTCCTGATTACTGTATCCAGCACTGGCAATTAGATACTGATAGCTGAGAAGTATAACCGTTAAATAAGTTTTGCCATTAGTCCTAGCAACACTGAACACCACACGATGAAAACGGCGCTCACCACTGCTATTCCGCCAACCTTGGGACCAACACAATAGTGCCTTTTGCCATAAGGCCAGTGGCTGGGGTTTACCTGTGCTCGGATCAGGGCAAAGACTTGCAAAAGCTAATACCGTCCTGCAATTATCTAAATCATAATTAAATTGGAAGTCTGGTTGTTTGGACTCAACACGTGCAAGATCCTGTAGGTGTCTAAAAGCTTGCAACTTAACGTCATGGCCTGCGATAATCTGACCTTCCAATATTTGGAATGCATATACTGTACCAGGATCTCTATACTTTTCAGCAATAGCATCATAAGTGCCAGATTTAAGCTGCTCTTTATAGGCCTTTTCAAGTGTCATCTTCGGAAGTGTTAGATCATACTGCTTTATCAAAACTGTTCACTTCCTGCCTTTTTCAATTTTTCAATAATGTTTTGTGTGTCATCATCTACATTATCTGACTGAATGTTCATTAATGAGGCACGTGCCTGCGGAGATAATCCAAGACTTTCTGCAAGACTTTTAACTTTTGCTGTACTATCATTTAGTACTCCACATGCTGGGTTCTTACGCCCATTAGCCAGAACTATGCCGCTCTTCATTACCTGCTCATATGCCAAACGGCGAATGGCAATTTGCTCACACAAACTACTTACGATTTGCTTGTCTGACTGCTTTACTAAACCTGAATGATTTAGAATCGGTGTCAACTCAGTCCATGCTTGATAAGCTATACCCTTTAAATATCTTGGCGGTGTTGGCTGTAACGTCTGCCAATCTTGTGTTTCATTCATCAATTTTTCAGTTCGTGCCCGCTGATCCGCACGATCTGCTTCATCGTTTGTTATTTTCATCTTTCTGCCCACTTTGCCTGTACCCCCTTTCGTTTCTTTCCAAAGAAAAAGCTTGTATATCAGCAC